TTACGCTTTGCGTGATTATATCCACGATCAACGAATCCTGCAGTTTTTTGTGTTTCCACTTCTGCTAGTTCAGGCATATTATTCTCCTTATGTTGGGGTCAGCCGTAGCCGAGTAGCCTTATTATTTTTTCTTCTTCTTAAGCATTAAGCCGCCTTTATTCATAGGGCCAGCGTAGTTTGCTCCCCCTGCACCTGAACCTACACCACTACCTGCTTTCATTTGAGAGCCAGATAATTTAGCGGCAGTGGGGGCAGATACGCCCCCCTTCTGTCTAGCAGCTGACATAGCTTTAGCTCTACTAGCAGGAGTAGCTGTTGAGGCTTGTGAAGCTTTAGCTGCTACTTCTGCTCCACTGGGGCCAGGGTCGTCTCCAGTAGGTCTACGTGGTGGTCTAGCCCCTCCTCCAGTACCTGCTGCAGATGGTGGTGGTGTCCCTGGGACTACTGTAGGTCTATCATCATCTGATCTAGTTGGTTCTGGTGTAACAGGAGCTTTCTTACCTACAGCACTTTGAAATCTTGTAAAATCATTTTCTGTCCATGCATCAATGTCAGAAGGTAAGTCATCTAAACCAGAAGCACCGCTAACATGACCAGCAAACTGTCTTGTTCCAGGTGCAACTATATCACCAAAACTAGAAGTTACATAACTTGGAGCACCCTTCAAAGCTGCATCAAGTTTAGCTTGAGCTATTGCTGCACCCTCTGTATTTCCATAAGCTTTAGCAATCATCACAGAAGTTCTTAAGTCAGCTACAGTATCTAAAACTTGACCTGCCATAAAGATACTACCCACAGTACCTACAGCAGCAAGTGGACCTGCACCAAGCAAACCTGCTACACCTGCACCTTTTCTTAATGCAGGGTCAGGCATATTATATTGTCCAGTAACAAATTTTTCAACTGACTCTGGATCAGTCCAGTCTACTTCTGCACCCCAATTTTTAAAGCCTATATCAAATGAACCTGGGGTGCCTGGAGTACCTGGGGCTGTTGGGGGTGTAGAAGAACTGCCATCTCCACCAACTCTTTCTGGAACTGGATCTGGAGTTTCACACATCCCTGTAATACTGTTAAAAACCATACCCCTAGCTTCACAACTGGCTTCATTTTCTACAGGTACTTCAGTCTCAGTAATACCTACTTGAGGTACCTCAGTACTAAGTTCACCAGTATACTTACCGCCACCTAGTGGGCCTGGAGTAGTTATAGTTTGCTCTGTCGTTAAGCCACCACCTGGGTTATAAAAACCTCCAGTAATAACATCAGTCCCCTCAGCTGCACCCATAGCCATAGGTTGTGTATATTGCATCTGCTGTTGTTGATAGGGATCTGTTGGAACCATGCCACCTTGAGCCATCATAATGCTGTTGATCTCGTTCATCTCTTCTGGAGATAGATCACCACCCATAGCCATCTGAGGTGGTGCAGGTTGTGGACTGTATGGCGTAGGAGCTTGAGGCATCGGTGGCTGCATCATAGGAGCAGCTTGTGGTCCACCAACAGGAACAGGCTCACCACCGATTCTACCATTAGCTTCCATGCTTTGCAAGCCCTGTTTTGCTTTATCTCGTAAATCTTCAAAATGTTTTACACCAAGGTACCTTACGACATCAGCAGGTACCACATACTCACCTTCAGATATTTGAGCAGATATATCATCTCGTACTTCTTTAGCCATAGAACCAGAAGGCACTTCATTACCCGATACTGGGTCTCGCTTCATGCCATCGTCTTTTAGTCCACCTTGTTGCATAAAGGCCATTTCCATTTGTTCGTTCATTGCTATTCCACCTTTATTAAAGTTTAATATGTCAAAACCTTCTGGAACTTTTTCTTTTATTCTAGGATTATCCTTAGGTTTTTCTTTAAGTTGCATAGGGGCTTGATGAGCTGTATCCCTTGGGCTAGGTTGATCAGGTTTTCTTTTTGGTATAACTAGATCAAACTTTCTAGAGTCGGTTTGATTAGGTCTAATAATATTAGCTAAAAATTCTCCAGCTACTTCAGGGTTAGACCTAACTTCTTCCAACACTTTAGATAACTCTTTACGGTCACCAAAAGGATTAGGCAGATCTCTTTGTTTTATATTCATATCATAAGCATCTTTTATTATAATGCTTGATGGAGTCTCTTCAGTATCATACCTACCTAGAGTGGTTCGTGTTTGATAGTTAGGGTCAGTAAGAGTAAAAGCTAGAGTACGAAAGTACGGACTATTTTCTATCCACTTAGAAAATCTGTATGGTTGAGTAGTGTCATAACCATCTACGGTAGTTACATTTTCAGGTTGATTTTTAAGTTTTCTGTTTTGTACGTTTTTATAATTTTCTTGTTGTTCTTCTGACAAAGCTATTATTGAGGCTAACTCATCTTTAGTAAAGTCATTTATACTAATAGGTTTATCTTTACCAAGCATAAACTCTGTGAGAAGCCTAACATTAGTAGGTAAATTACCTAAGATACTTACAAGCTTAGAGGGACTAACTTTCCAACCAGATCTAGCGCCTTCTAAATTATATTTTTCAAGTACACGTTTTTTTGCTGCATCACGTTTAATTTTACCTTCAGGTCCACGTCCTGTAATATCATCTACATCATAAATAAGTCTGTTAGTAGGAAGACCTACATCACCACCTTCATTAAAAACACCATGTTTGCTAGGTGTTGTTAGGTATTCTAAAAAATCTTTACCTTTGTCAATACTTCTATCTATAAAGTCTTTTCTTTCAGGTTCTGGTCCCATAGGGAACTCTTCTGGAAAACCTTGCTCAATAGCTTCTTGATCAAACATAGTGTCTGACCTCCACTGAGCATACTCAGAAGCTTTCTCTGGATTAGAAAATGTGGGAAGCTTTTCCCCTGTAATAAAGTCTTTACCTCTAGTTTCTAATAGACGTTGTTTAACTTCATCATCACTAAGTTTTTTACCATTCTCATCAATACTAGGTGCAGTAATCCACTCAGTACCCCAAGGAATAGTTGTAGTTACTTCGGAATACTTAGACCCTTTTTCACCAGTGACTTCACCTGTATGATCAATCCACACAGGTCTACCACGTAAAGTTTTTTCTTCAGTTTTAGTACGTGGTCTAGCTTTAGGGTTAAGTGATGTTTTAGGAGCTGCCATTAATTTTGTCCCTCAAACGTAGTAATGATCTTAGTGCACGTATCTCACCCTGTAGTCTGTAGATCTCATCAATCTCCCTAGACTGTTCTAGTGTTACATGTGTAAAGGCGATCCGTTCAGCAATCTCTTCGATAAACGGAGTGTATAACTCTGGGTTATTTACAAAAGGCTTTAGTGTATTATTCACGACTAGTTTCATTGTACCTGTTGTTGACCAGTATTAGCTGAGAAGCCCTGTTCTCCTGGTGTAGGAGCTGTACCAGTACCTATGTTACCACCCCCGCTACCTTGAGTATCCTGTACCTGTGCGCCAGCAGGAGCGCCCTGAGCACCACCTTGAGGCTGTCCACCTTGAGGAGCTTGTCCTTCTGGTGGAGGTGGTGGTGGATTCTCTTCTTTAAACTTTTTAAGTATCTCAGCTTGAATTGCAGCATCAGACATAGAGTTTACAAGTTTATCTGGATCAAGATCCATAGACTTACAGATCTCACGAATAATATAATCCATCTTAGCAAATGGAGCTAACACAGGATTTTGTACAACTTGTAAGAATTGCATTAATCGTTGACTTCGTACCTCATTAGCCATTAGGCTTTCAGTACCACGAGCTTTTACTTCAAGATCACCTTTGATTTCTTCGTCGTAATTAAACTGCATGTTAAAACTAAAGAAAGCTTTAGCAAGTGGACCAAGCAAATAATCATCTACATTTTTAACTACGTTACGGATAGAGCCGTTGGCAGCAGACATAAGCATAGAAATACCAGAAGCAGTACGACCAACACCAGATACCCCTGTCTGACCATGTGCGAAAGATGGAAATCCAGTTGACTCATCTGCTAATACCCTTGCCTTGTCAAACATCTGCATGTTCTCGTTAGATACGTTAGGGAACTTGGTGCCAAAAATGGCTTGACCAGGTGCCCCTCCCTGTCTCCTGAACACCTTCCCTGGATACACGGAGAGGTCTTGCCCTGGGACGAGATTCGTCTCGTCAACCTCAATAAGCATATTACCTGACAATGCGGCATTATCTACTGCCATACGCATAAACCCATTCATTAGGGTTTGAGTATCATCCATATTTTCTGCAATGCCAATGCCAAAAAAGCTATAAGGACTTACTTCGTAAGGCATAGAGAAGTATGGAATAATTGCAGGTGTAAAAGGGTTCATAACTAAACGTAACACTTGCCCATTACAGACCCAAATGTTTACACTCAGTTCATCCATATCAGAAAGTTCTGAAGGAATATCAATGTCATGACCTTCAAGAACTTCTTTATCTACATTACCCCAGAACTCAAGAACTTCATAACGTTCTGTTCTAGTTTCTTGGGCATCATCTTCCATAACTTGTTCCCACCACTCTTTAGTGTAGGACTCACCAAGTTTAATTGAATTATCAATAGCATTAGCACGGAAGAAAGGTCGGCGTTTAAGTGCACGTAGTTGTGAACGAGACATTTTATGACGTTCTACAATATACTCTGCTTCATCCATATTAGATGCATCAGGGTCTGGATAAAAATTCCATATAGATACAGAAGAAGTTTGTGGTACTGTCTTGTAAGTTGGTGAATACTCTCCACCTTCAGCCCAGTTAGGGTATTCTTTATCTACCGCAAATGGACCTTTCATTACACCTGTACCAAATAAAGCACATTCAAAAGCTGCTACACGTAGTTGTTTATTAGCACCAGACTCTTCTAGCTGATCATGGATTTGTTTTTCCATTTTCTTTGCAGCAATCATTGCAGGGTGAAAAGTTATTTCAGTAGCAGTTTTACCATTACCTTCTTTAAGAAGATCCATTACAGGTTCAAACTTATCTTGCATACCTGCTAGACGTTCCCGAAGATCTGTCATAGTTTCTCCAGGTAAAAGCTGCATGTCCTCTTGACTAGGACCACCTTTAGCTTTTTGCATATCTGGATTAGACTCAAAGTATACAGACTCAGCTACACCTTCAGGAAGAGTAGTAGGCTCAATACTAATAGGAAATTTATTACTCCCAAATAATACTTCTACAATTTGACCATATGCAGCAAGTACTTTTGTTTTAGTAACTTTAACAAATACTTTGGATTTTTCTGTAGAGGTGAACTGTACATCAGGCCCATAAATACCACGATAATTGCGGTAAGCTTGAATCCAACGTTGTTCTTCAGTTTCACGGGCAGTAGAAGCTTTACTGTATTTTTCTTGGACTAAACCTACAATAGTACCTGAGGCTGGATCAGAGTAATCTTCCGCCTTAATATCATCCAATGCATTGGAATCTATTGACTCCATCGTATCTTCAAAAAATTCATCTTCTTCCATATCTTATCCTTAATAGCCAAAGGTTGCGTCTGAAACTTGAAATCCTGTACTATGATTATTAGGATCAAAATCAAATAGACTGCTTCGTGGTCTAGTCATTATACCGTACCTTAAAGCATCATACAAGTGATCTTCTGCGTGTGTATCCACATCTTCAGGGTTGTTTTTATCTAAAGGTATAGCTGGTATTTGAGAAATAGTATTAGTACAATTATTAAAAAAGACCATTCTTGGCTCTTCTGTAAACTCATCTATTTGTAAGCGTCTATGTATTTCATTTTTACCAGCTACACGAGAACCTCTAGATCTGTCTGAAGGTCTCCAACGGCAACCCTTCATAATCATCTGTTCAGCCAATGATGGTCCAGTATCACCACGATTATGCCATAAACTAGAATCCAAAACACCATACCGTATCTTTTCACCATCTTCAGCTTCTAGTATTAGATCGGCTAGGTCTGTTGCAGTAACTTTAGAAACATACATTTCTCTGTAGATAATTAATTGTTCAGATGGACTTACAGTAAACCAAAGCACTCCTGTAGCAGATCCGTAGCCATAGTCACAAGCTCTAAACTTTACCCAGCTGTTAGGTATATCAAAAGGTTCTACTACATGCTCTTTACGATTAAACTCTGGAAAGGCTGCACCTTCGTTAATATCCCAGTCACCTTCTAGTAGCTGCCTTCGTTGATGCTCAGGTAACGACAGAAGATTAGCTTCATACATACCATCTTCTGCTAGATAAGGATTATCGAATAAGGTAGCAGGTATAAACCTACGTTTAAACAGTGGCTCACCTTCCCGACTATGACCTTTCGGCCAGCATATAACTTCACCACTATCTGTATCCGTTGCCCAAAATGCTTCACTAGGAGTGCTAGGATCAATAAAGGTCTTCTTGACCCACTGATGTCCTGGACCTCCAGGGTTACTAGTAGCCCTCATGTAGAGGGGTAAACCACTAGCTTTAGTTGTTCTAAGTCGTGACCTCATATAATTCCAAGGATAAGGGGTAGGCCACTGTGTAAGTTCATCAAAGCCAATCCAGTTAAAGGCTTGACCTTGGTATCTCATAACATCATCGTCACGGTCTAGGTAAGACATCCAGAGAGTTGCACCACTAGGAGCTACCCAAGTCTTATCTCGTTCCATAAACTTGATTCCAGGGATAGCTTTAGGATAAAGCTGTTTAGATACTGAAATAAGTTCTCTAAGTTCTTCTGTACTTCTACGTACTAGAAGCATCCTAGCATTAGGATTACCTAAATAACGAACAGGATCAGCAACCATAGCATAAGACTTGCCTCCACCAGCTGATCCTCCATATAATACTTCTTGCTCTGTAGATGCAAGGAAGTCTGTCTGTGGCCCCTCATTGGGTTCAAAGATGACTTCACGAGCTATCTCCTCATAGTCTAGAGCTTCAGGCTTCGGCTGGGCTGGACTCTTCTCTACCACCACGGATTTGGGCTTCGATTTTTTCCGCTTTGTCGAGCGCCGCTTTGTATCGCTCGGCAAGGTAGCGTTGGTTTGCAGCTTCTTTCTTACGCTTCTGCTCAAGTCTAACTCTCTTGTATAGTCCTACATGTGATATATGTCGGCCTGATTGATCACTTAACCAATTGGCTACATCACGGTAACTGTACTGCTTTAGGTGTTTCTTTGCTTGTTCGTACAGTTCTAGTTCTTCTGGAATAGGTATAAT